GGTTTTTTTGATACTATTGTAGCTGCCGTCCAACAAGTTTTAATTGAAATTAGGTCGTTTACGCAATCTAGGAGAATATAATGTCAGTCAACTTAAAAGCCATAACCACAAGGTTAGGATACCAACAGATCACTTCTTTAAGTGCATCTACTGGTTTAACTGTACCTAATCGTGATTTAAATGGTTTAAACCAAAAACCTGTTATTGCGTTAATAACACCTGAAAGTCAAGCAGTTCGTTGGCGCGATGATGGCATTGCACCAACTGCATCTGTTGGTATGCCCCTAGCTGTTGGTGTAACTTTGCAGTATGATGGTGATTTAACACAAATTAAGTTTATTGAGCAAACAGCAAGTGCTAAAATAAACATAACTTATTACGCTTAAAGGTAAATCATGGACATTTCTAACGGCTCTGGCGGCATTGATTCTAGTAAATTTATTGATTACTTTACTAAGCAATTACCTTTAGATTTAGCTCAAATGGCTACTTTGCGTGACGAATTAGAACGTCGTCAAGGAGCAATGACTGCGGTTGACGATGCAAATAAAGCTAAATTAGAAGCAGATGGCATATTAGCATCTGCAAAAGCTGAAGCTGAAGATTTAGTTAAACAAACTAGCTTACAGAAACAAATTGCTGATAAACTAATAACAGATTTAAATGAACAACAAAAAGCATTAGATTTAAAACAAATTAGTTTTGATAATCAAGTTGATTTTCAAAATGCAGAATTAGTCAAACGTACTAAAGCCGCTAATAAAAAAGATGAATCTTTAGTTGAACGTGAGATTGCAGTAAAACAAAAAGAATTAGATAATTTAGCAAAAGAAGCTGAATTAAAACAGTATCAAGTTGAATTGGATTCACGTATTAAAGCGTTCCAAGACAAAGTTAAGTTACTTAGTATTTAATTGTACTGGTGCGATACACCAGGGATTCTTAGGAGTCATAGATGTCTGAAGAAATAGAAGTAGTCTTAGCGGACACCAATGCCGCGCCAGATCAGGTTGCAACGACTGCGCCTGAAACTGAAGTAGTAGCGTCGGAAGCAGTAGAACCAACAGTTGAATCGAAAACCTTCACACAAGAAGAATTAGATGCAGCTATTGGGAAACGACTTGCAAGAGAACAACGTAAGTGGGAAAGAGATCAGAACGCCAAGCAAGCAGAAATGCAAGCCAAGCGCGCGATTCCAGCAGAAATCCCGTCAGTTGATTCGTTTGCCTCGCCTGAAGAATATGCTGAAGTATTAGCAGAACGTAAGGCAGAAGAACTGATTGCTAGACGTGAACAAGCTAGAGCGCAGTCTGAACTTTTAGAGTCTTATCACGACAAAGAAGAAGAAGCTCGGAATAAGTATGATGACTTTGAACAAGTCGCATACAACCCCAAGTTACCAATTACTGACGTGATGGCTCAAACGATTCAATCTTCCGAGATTGGCCCTGACATGGCTTATTACTTAGGGACTAATCCGAAAGAAGCTGAACGTATATCTCGCTTATCGCCTTTTATGCAAGCCAAAGAAATAGGGAAGATTGAAGCTAAATTAAGCGACAACCCTCCTGTAAAAAAGACTTCAAGCGCCCCTGCGCCGATTGCACCTGTCAATGCTAGAAGTTCTAGCGCGCCAGCGTACGATACAACTGACCCACGTTCGATTAAGAACATGAGTACGTCAGAATGGATCGAAGCTGAACGAACCAGACAGATCAAGAAGCTAGAGGCATTGAGAAACCGCTAACTATTTTTTATTAAAAGGAATTAACTATGTCAAATTCGATCTTAACGATTGATATGATTACAAGAAAAGCACTCGAAATCCTCGAGAACAATCTTGTACTCACACGCAATGTAAACCGCCAATACGACGATTCTTTCGCCGTTGAAGGTGCCAAAATTGGTTCAACACTCCGTATCCGTCTACCAGACCGTGCTTTAGTAACTGACGGCGCCGCCTTGCAAGTTCAAGACGACAACGAACAATACACAACATTGACTGTTGCAAGTCAAAAGCACATTGGTGTTAACTTTACTTCTGCTGAATTAACAATGCAGTTAGATGATTTCGCAGAACGTGTTCTTAAGCCACGTATTAGCCAATTAGCATCTTCTATTGATGCTGACGTAGCTAACGCATACAAAAACATTTATCAATCTGTTGGTAGCCCAGGCACAACTCCAGCTACTTCTTTAGTCTTGTTGCAAGCTCAACAAAAATTAAACGAAGCTGCTGCTGTTATGTCTCCACGCTACGCAACTGTTAACCCAGCAGCAAACGCTGGTTTAGTTGAAGGTATGAAAGGTTTATTTAACCCTACAGATACTATCAGCAAGCAGTTTAGAAACGGTATGATGGGTATGGGCGTATTAGGATTTGAAGAAATCAACATGAGCCAATCTATTAAGCAACATACAACTGGTGATTGGGGAACTACAATTACTGTTACTTCTGCTGTATCTACTCAAGGTTCTACTTCATTAGGTATTAGCTTTACTGGTTCAAGCAAAACTTGGGCTGTAGGCGACGTATTTACTGTTGCTGGAGTATATTCAGTTAACCCACAAACGCGTGAGTCTACAGGTAGCTTGCAACAGTTTGTTGTAACAACAGCTGCAACTGGATCTTCAACTGCTACTTTAACAGTATCTCCAGCAATGTATACATCAACTAATGCCTTGGCAACAATTGATGCGTTCCCTGCAGCTAGTGCTGTTGTAACTATGTTAGGTTCTGCAAATAGCCAATACGCTCAAAACTTGGTATACCACAAAGATGCAATTACTTTTGCAACTGCTGACTTGTTGTTACCACAAGGTGTTGACATGGCGTCACGTCAAGTTCATAACGGTATCTCTATGCGTGTTGTACGTCAGTACGATATTAATAATGACCGTTTACCTTGCCGTATTGACGTTCTTTATGGCTACAGTACAATTCGTCCACAAATGGGCGTGCGTATGTGGGGATAACCCTAATCGCTCCCACGCAAGTGGGGGCTTTTTTAATTTTTAAGGAGATTTATTATGGCATTACCTAATGGAGCAAATGGTTATCAAGTTGGTGATGGTAACTTAGATGAAATCGTTATGGGAACTCAAACCGCCCCTGTAGCTAAAACAACAACAGCAACGCTAACACCTGCTGAATTAGCAACGGGCTTAATTACTTACACTGGTTCAGCATTAGCTTTGACAGTACCTACAGGTGCTGACTTAGATGCTGCTTTTGGTAATATGAAAGTAAATAGTTCTTTTGATTTCAATATTATCAACATCGGCGCAACTAACGCGGCAACTGTAACGGCTAATACTGGTTGTACTTTAGTTGGTGTTGCTGCGGTTTCTGCGGCTACGGCTTGTACATGGCGTGTGCGTAGAACTGCGGATGCAACGTACGTTTTCTACCGTATCGCTGGTTAATATTAATTCCCCACTTCGGTGGGGATTTTCAAAGGAAAAATTATGCCTAATACCAAACCAGTAGGGGTAGCCTACTCAGATCCTGAGCTATCAGGCGGTACGATTGAAAACACACCTATCGGTGCTACAACACCTAGTACTGTTGTAGGTACAACTGTGTATGCTTCAAGTGAAATTGGTTACTCCGCTGCAGCTGGCGGTTCAGTAACTCAATTAACAAGTAAAGCTACAGGTGTGACTTTAAACAAGTCATCAGGTCGTATTACAATGAATAACGCTTCGTTAAACGCAAGCACAAGCATTTCATTTACTTTAACTAATTCTTTGATAAGCACTAACGATACGATTGTTCTTAACATTTCTGGTGGTCAAACAACGGCTAACACTTACAACGCATGGGTTGATAGTTTAGCAGCTGGATCAGCAGTTATTACTTTAAGAAACGTCAGCGGTGGTTCTTTGTCTGAAGCAATTATTTTAAATTACGCCGTTATCCACGGTGCTTAAAAATAGGGGGCTTCGGCTCCCTATCTTATTGAAAAAACTATGCCAATAATTTATTTAAAACATCCTGATCACGGCACAAAAATTGCTACTATGGAGTTAGAAGCAGAATTTGATGAAAAAAATGGTTGGGTAAGGTATACTGACGATACGCTATCGGAAGAAGTGATTGCGGCTCCAGTCAACACGTTGGAAGTAAAAAGACGTCGTAAAACTATCGAATAAAGGTGAGCTATGGCAACTTATACCGCCAACGATCAAATTAATGGTGCATTGCGTTTAATCGGTATGCTTGCCGAAGGTGAAACTCCTTCTGCCGCCACATCTCAAGATGCTTTGCTTGCTTTGAATCAAATGATTGATTCATGGTCAACTGAGCGTTTATCTGTGTTTTCTACACAAGATCAAGTGTTTACTTGGACACCTAATTTAATTAGTCGGACATTAGGGCCATCAGGCGACTTTGTTGGTAACAGACCAATTCTGTTAGATGACGCTACTTATTTTAAAGACCCAACCAACGGTATTTCGTTTGGTATTAAACTAATTAACCAACAACAATATGATGGTATTGCCGTTAAAACCGTAACTTCTACGTATCCACAAGTCATGTGGATTAACATGGATTATCCTAATATTGATATGTATGTTTATCCTGTGCCAACAAAAGCATTGGAATGGCATTTTATTTCGGTAACTGAGTTAGATCAGCCTGCTAGTTTATCAACTACGATTGCGTTTCCCCCAGGTTATTTAAGAGCGTTTAGATACAACTTAGCCTGTGAGATAGCGGCTGAGTTTGGTGTTGAAGCACCGCCATCTGTGGCTCGCATTGCAATGGCTTCTAAGCGTACGCTTAAACGTATCAATAATCCTGACGACATTATGTCATTACCATACAGTATTGTTGGTACTCGTCAGCGCTTTAATATATTTGCTGGTAATTACTAATGCAAACCCCAATATTGGGACAAGCCTATGTTGCTCGGTCAGTCAATGCGGCTGACAATAGGATGGTCAACCTTTTTCCTGAAGCAATACCTGAAGGCGGTCAAACCAATGGTTTTCTTAATCGCGCGCCTGGTTTAAGTTTACTTGCTACAATTGGCACAGGCCCTATTCGTGGATTGTGGACTCATCAAAATAACGGTTTAGAAGCTTTTGTTGTATCAGGTAGCGAATTATATAAAATAACTAATGCTTACACCGCTACGTTACTTGGTACGGTTACAGGCACAGGCCCTGTATCAATTGCTGATAGCGGCACACAAATTTTCTTTGCTTGTAATCCTGATGCGTATGTTTATACTTATGCAACCAACGTGTTAGTTAAAATTACTGACACTAACTTTGCAGGCGCTAAAACTGTTTGTTATATAGATGGTTATTTTGCTTTTAACCAACCTGACACACAAATTATTTGGACAACTAACATCTTTGATGCACTAACGATTGATCCATTGGCTTTTGCCGCTGCAGAAAGTTCACCAGACCTAGTTCAAGCCGTGGCGTCTAACAATCGTGAAGTATGGGTGTTTGGTGCTGGTACAACTGAAGTATGGTATGACGCTGCAACCGTACCATTTCCATTAGCACCAATTCAAGGTGCTTACAATGAGATTGGTTGCATAGCACCATTTTCTATTGCTAAGTTAGATAATAGTTTATTTTGGCTTGGGGCTGATCCTAGAGGTTATGGCATCATTTATCGTAATCAAGGGTACACAGGCAAGCGCATTTCAACGCACGCTGTAGAGTACGCTATACAGCAGTATGGTGACATATCGGATGCAATAGCTTACACTTATCAAGCAGAAGGTCATGCGTTTTATGTTTTAAACTTCCCAACGGCTAATGCCACTTGGGTATTTGACGTAGCTACAAACGCTTGGCATGAACGTGCAGGATGGGATAACGGTGCATTTACACGCCATCGTGGGCAATGTCAGATGAGTTTTAATAACCAAACTATTGTAGGCGATTACCAAAACGGTAACATTTATGCTTTGGATTTAGATGTCTACGCAGATAACGGACAGATACAAAAATGGTTGCGATCTTGGCGCCCAATACCGCCTAATCAAAATAATCTAAAACGTACGGCGCAACACACACTACAATTAATTTGTGAATCAGGCGTTGGCTTAAACTCAGGTCAAGGCGAAGATCCACAAGTAATGCTTCGTTGGTCAGATGATGGTGGGCATACTTGGTCAAATGAATTTTGGATTTCAATGGGTAAAATTGGGGAATATGGTCGCAGAGCCATTTGGCGTCGCTTAGGAATGACGACAAAGCTACGTGACCGCATTTATGAAGTATCAGGTACTGACCCTAACAAAATCATTATTGTAGGCGCAGAACTATTCCTAAATGGCACCAATGCCTAACATAACGCTACTACCATCAGCTAAAGTTCCTCTCATTTATACTGAGGGTGATACTATGACAACCGAATGGTACCGTTTCTTTTGGAACATCTATGGTTTTACAGGCACAGGCGTAATTCCTGTCGATAAAGGTGGAACTGGCTTAGATACGATTGGCAACCATCAAATCATTATCGGCAATGCTAATAGTGTGTTTGAGCCTGCATCGTTTTCAAGCAGTAGTTTAACAATTACATACCCAACAGGTTATGTTAATTTAGAACTTGGTACGTCTACCGTAACGCCTGGCACATATGGTTCAGCAACTCAAGTCGGTGTTTTTACGGTCAATAGTTACGGTGTTTTAACGGCAGCGTCTAATACCTTAATTGGTATAGATGCTAATCAAATTACTAGCGGTACGCTTTTGGTAGCAAGAGGCGGTACAGGTGCAGCGACCTTAACAGGTTATGTTAAAGGTAATGGCACAAGTGCATTTACTGCTAACGCAACTGTGCCAACAACTGATTTATCAGGAACTATAACAAACGCACAATTAGCAAATTCAACTATCTCAGGTGTGTCATTAGGTGGTAATTTATTAGATTTAACGGCTGGAACAGGAGTATCGTTTAGCGCAGGTACGACTTATAACGGTTCGGCTGCTATTACAATTAATGCTACAGGATCAGGTGGGACAGTTACTAGCGTTACGGCAACTGCACCAGTAGCTTCAACAGGTGGAACAACTCCTGTAATTAGTATGCCAGTTGCCACTACTTCTGTAAGTGGTTATTTAAGTTCAACTGATTGGACTACATTTAATAATAAACAGCCATCTGGTACTTATGTCACATCAGTAACAGCTACAACACCTGTTACTTCAACAGGTGGTACTACTCCTGTTATTGCTATGCCAGTAGCAACTACTTCTGTAAGCGGTTATTTAAGTTCAACTGATTGGACTACTTTTAATAATAAAGGAACAGGTTCTGTTACATCAGTTGCTGCAAGTGTACCTGCTTTTTTAAGTATTACAGGTAGTCCAATTACAACAAGTGGCACATTGGCAATTACTTATTCAGGAACTGCATTGCCAATAGCTAATGGTGGAACTGCACAGACTAGTTTTACTACTGGTCGAATTCATTTTGGTTCTTTTAGCACTTCAGCCAGTTTATTTTGGGATAACACAAATAGTTATTTAGGTGTTGGCACAGGTAGCCCTGCTGTGCGAGTTCATGCGTATTCTGGCACAACAATGAACCAAATTACTGCTGATGGTGTTGGTGCAATTAAAACAGGTATTAACTTTGCAAGTGGTGGAACAGTTTACGGTCAGATATATTTTGACAATAACGCACCATATAGTATGAGTGTTTTACAACAATACAGTACAGGAGCTTTAATTCTTGGCACAAACAATACAGAAAACGCAAGAATTCATAACTCAGGTGGTGTATCCATTGGTAACACAACTGATCCAGGCGCAAAAAATTTAAGTGTAAGTGGTACGGTTAATACGCAAGGATACACAGTAGCAGGACTACCAACAGGTGTAACAGGTGCAAGGGCTTATGTAACAAATGCTTTAGCACCTACTTTTAACTCGACAGTTACAGGTGGTGGTGCAGTAACAGTACCTGTTTTTTATAATGGCGCAAATTGGGTAGTAGGATAATAATCAAATGCAAAATTTTAACCAAATGATGACATTTAATCTTTTTAAGCATAAAATGTTTAATAAAACCTTTATTGGAGCTATTTATGGCCGTTAATCTTTCCCCCGTTGGCGGTGTCGCTGCGCAATTTTTTGATAATAGTGGTCAAGTATTGACAGGCGGTAAAATATATACTTATTTAGGTGGCACAACTACTCCTGTAGTAGCGTATACCACTTCGGCAGGTAGTGTTGCTTGGTCAAACCCTATTGTTTTAAATGCTGCTGGGCGCGTGTCTGGAAGTGGTGAAATTTGGTTGACTACAGGAATTACATACAAATTTCTTTTAAAAGATAGTAATGACGTATTAATTGGCACTTACGACAATATTTCAAGTGCTTTTAATACTGATGCGTCTTTAGTAAGTTACACACCAGCTGGTACTAATGCTGTGGCAACTACTGCGCAAGCTAAATTGCGTGAATGGGTTAGTCCTCAAGACTTTGGTGCTTTAGGTAATTCAAATTCTACTGGTAGCACAGGCACTAATGATTCTTCTAAATTTACTTTATTAGAAGCTTACCAAACTGGCGGAATTGTCAATTTAAACGATAAGTATTATTTAGTTAGTAGCCCAATTCCTACTGCAAACAATTACATTAACGGTAAGTTTGTTTTAGCAAGTGGTACAACTTACGATCAACCTAATAATTTGTCATTAGGAGTTGAGGCACTTTACAGTAACACTTTTGTTCCTAATGTATGGGCGGCTGGTGGCGGCATTTTTTACGCTTCTGGTAACTACAACACGGCTATTGGCGATGCTGCTTTGCGTAGCAATACAACTGGTCGCAGAAATACGGCATTAGGTACACAAGCGTTGTACTCAAATAGCACAGGTTATTACAATACGGCTATTGGGCCTTTGGCTATGTATTCTTGTACTTCAGGTATTGAAAATACGGCTGTTGGAGTTCAAGCGTTGCAATCTACTTTAACAGGTAGCGATAACGTAGCAATTGGTTCTGGCACAATGAGTCAGCATACAACATCAAGTGATTGCGTTGCAGTTGGTAGACAAGCACTTCAAATTGCTCCAGCCAGCACTTCACGAATAGTTGCAATTGGCAGACAAGCAGCGTATCAATACTCTACAGGAGTTGATTCAGTTGCTATTGGTTATCAAGCACTTTCTGCAAGTGGCTCCGTTGGTAGTTACAACGTAGCTATTGGTTCTGCTGCGTTGGGTGCAACGACTACTGGCGATTCTAATGTGGCTATTGGTAGAAGGGCAGCAAATGCAACAACAACAGGTGCAGGTAACGTAGCCGTAGGTAATGATGCAATGTATGGATCAGGGCTTCCTTGTACTGGAAGCAATAACGTAGCTATTGGTAATACGGCTGCGCCAAACATTCAAGCAGGTTATCAAAACGTAGCAGTTGGTCAAAGTGC